AGGGCGCCGAGGTTGAGCTGCTGCTGTGCCAAGCCCGCCTGTTGGTTCGCGCCTGCGACCTGGATGTCTTGACCGCGTGTCTGACCGAGCAGACCGCCGAGCTGGTTCGTCGCGGACTGCTGATCCTGAAGTTGAGCGATGCCTGCTTGCCCGGCACCGTTGACGCCGATGTCCGCGTTAGTGCGCGCTGCGTTACGCATCGCCATCGCGGTGTTCGCGCCGCGCGCCATCTGTGCGGCGGACGTGTTGTTCGCCATCGCGTTGTTGACCTGTCGCTGCACGGCGAGTTCGCCGGCGCCCTGGCGCTGACCGTTCGCCTGCTGCATCAGCATCGACGCTAACTGTCCCTGCTGCCCTCGGACTTGATCCGAGCGGCCAGTGTTCATCTGGGGTCCCTGCCCGTTGTTGTTGAGCATGTTCTTCAGATAGCCCGTTTGATACGAGCCGGACGCGGGGCCTTCCGACATGCCTTTCGTGGCGCCGCCGCCAAACAACCACTCGCTCTGACCCGGCACATACCATGCGCTGTTCGGATCGTTGGTCCAGAACTCCGTTGGTTTGCTAGGGTCGTAGGGGGATCCGCCGCCTGCCATGGTTACGTGCTCCTCGCGCCGCTGAAGGGTCGCATGTCGACCTTTTTGACGCCGCCTGTGATGGTCATCTCGGTCAGTTCAAAGCTAGCACCAGCTAGGCCGGCTTTCTCGAAGTCCTCGAACCGGAACTGGACGGACTGCCCGCTCTCGTGAATCCCGTACCGCCACTGGTAGATATCAGGGCCTCGGCCGCCGTACGGGCCTTCGCCGTAGTTGCCCTCACCGTAGCCCGACCCGGTGATCGGGTCTTCTCCGATGGGGTTTGCGCTGTCGCCGGTGATCCAGCCGGCCGCGCCTTCCTCCTCGCCGGTGGCGTCGAGGTAGTAGGGCTCCGTCCAGGCCTCGTCGTAGCTGAGACGGTGTGCGACGGCAAGCTGGTGGGGACTCGACCACGTGCCAAGCAGCAGCAGCTTCCAGAAGCGTTGGAAGCCCTGCAGGTGCTCGAGGAGGTGAAGCCATGCGGTCTCGAAGCGCAGCGTGATGCGCGCGCCGGCGTCCGCGTACGCACCGGGTGTCTCGCGGAACACCGAGCTGTCGGCACGCAGGTAGTGGTACGTGTCGTCGATCACCGCGCCATCGAGGCCTTCGTGGTTCGTGAAGGTCGACCACTGGCCGAACTCGTAGTCGTAGTAGAGCGTCTTGCCGGTGTCGGTGAGGAACAGGACGGCGTTTCGCTTCGGCAGCACCGTCGCACGTCGCACGTTCTGCTCGTTGTACAGCTCAGCAGCGCGCCCGACATAGTCGACTTCGCGCCCCCTCGTGATGATGTAGACGCCCTTCACCGACTTGAACATCAAACCCTTCGGCGTGAACACGATCGAGCTCGGATCGGAGCAGCCGACTTCCTCGGTAATGGTCTGCGAGCTAGAGAACCCGGCGATGAGGCCGCCGCTCGTGTTCCCGCCGTTCTCGTACGGCCCGTCACCGTTGAAGGCGAGGATCGCGTTCGCCTTGAACACGTAGACCACATCGTCCATGTACGCGAGCGCGGTGATGTCCCCGCCCTTCGGGTCGACGTCGTGCTGAAATTCCGGTGCACACTCGGCGCCGAAGCCGGCGTCGATCCGCTTCGAGAAGCGCACGACGTTGCCTGCCTGTGCGTCGGTGAAGAACAGACGATTCTTGCCGGCCGCGACGTGCGAGCCGAGCGGCGCGGCGTCGTTGCTGAGGATGCCGCCTACGGTGTAGAGCTGCTCCTCGAGCGCCGCGTTGGCGTCGCTCATGCGATCGACGAAAGTCACGCTGTCGACGTCAAGGTCGTTCGCGATATAGCCGTTCGGATCGCCTTCGGTCGTTGGGTCGAGCGAGCTCACGCGGTAGAGCGTGGCTGTGTCGCCGGGGAGCGAACGCGCAACGCAGATGCGCACGTTGTCCTTGCGTGTCACGCGCAGCGTCGGCACCGTGAGCTGCACCTCGTCCTCCGCAACGGCGAGCACGACGACCTTCGGAACGCTCGTCGGACCGCGGTGAATCTCACCGAAGTCGTCGGTCCACTCGTACCAGACGACGTACTCATACGTCGAATTGTCGGTGAGGTTGCCCGACGCGCCGGCGAGAACCGTGATCAGCTCGGGTCCCATGTGGAAGCCCTGCTCCACCCACTTCCGACCCGCGTAGTGCTGTGGGCAGGCGGCGGCCAGGTACAGCCCCCGCCCGAACTGCGCGGTCTGATGCGTGTCCTCGTTGTCGAAGTCCATCGTGATCGTGCGCAGCGCGCTCTCGGTGAAGTGATCGCTGTTCTCGCTCACGACGCGCGTCTTGTACGCCAGCGCGAGCGTTGCGACGTTGTCGACGACGTACACCGAGGGGAGGTGGGGCCGCGAGGGGCCGCACGCGCCGCCGGGGAGGTGCCGGCCCGCCGGTGCCGAGTCCGACAGGCGCAGCGTTAGGTACGTGTTGAAGTAGACCGTGTCATGCACGAACACGGCGAACGCGTCGTCGCCAATCGTGAACGCTCGTGACGCGAGCCCGACGCTTCGGATGTTGCGCTCGGTGTCGGGGGCTCCCGAGTCGATGACCATGCTGTTCACGATCGTGAAGCGCTCGCTCGTCTCAGCCGCGTTCTGCTCGAAAGCACCCCATATGCTGCCCCCCGCCGCACAGAGCGCGATGCGCGTGGCCGCGGTGCCTGCAAACGTGTCGTCGCCAATCGGGCTAATCGCTGTGGTGGTTCCGACGTCACCGCCGCTGACGGTAGTGACATCGCACGTTGCTGCCGGAGAAACGTACGATACGAACAAGCGATCGGAATCCGCTCCGTCGTTGTACTTGTACGCTACCGCGATAGCCGACGTTGCATCGAGCACGCCGTTAAGGCCGTACACCGACGGGTTGCCGTTGACGGGGGCCCCGAGCACACCAGCAGCGGTGACGTAGCCAACGCGTGCGTTGCTTGTCGCGTTCTCATGCCACGCGATCAGCGCCGGCGTGCCGTCGCGACCCGTCGGGACCGCGTCGTAATTGCCGCTCGAGGCATCGAGATCCTCGACGACAGCAACATCCGTACCGGCCGCCGTTGGCGTCGTCGGATTGACGATCACGGCGCGGATCTCGTGCTGCGCGAGCACGGCGTAGAAGATGAGGATCCCGTCGCCGACGGGCACGCACCGCGGTCGCGTGCCCGTGGCGTGAGCCTGTGTTGGCGTGCGATAGATGCTGCCGGTCAGCGCGTCGACCGCCGTCCACCACACACCTCCGAGGCTGTCTTCCCACGCGTACACGGTGACGCCGCTGTTCGTGGCTCGGTCGGGCGTCGTCTGGGCCGTACCCGTGTGTACCGCGGCGCGGTCGTAGCCGATCGGTGCGAGGATGGCGCCAGCGTCTGTCCACTGATCGGAGCCGCTCTGCTTCGAGTAGCACTCGGCGAGCGTGAATTTCAGCAGCTCGTTGTCGCGCGTCGCGAGCCGTCGCGCGTCTTCAATCAACGATGTGCTGCCGTCGATCGTGCGCGAGAGCTGCTCGTAGCCGTTTCGCTTCTTGATCGAGATGGCGCGCGTGAACACACCGTTTTCGAGTGCGAGCAGGCGCACCGCAGGCACGGCTTTCGAGTCCATCTTGGTCTCGATGCCGCCGGCGAACTTGAACGCGACGTGTTGCTCTTGCAGGCCCATGGCGAACGCCTCATGCGGCAGGGTGATCGTACGTGACGCGGACGCCGACGGTACTCAGCGTGGCGCCGGCGTCGTTGGTTATGAGAATCGTGAGGTACTCTCCGTCGGCAAGTGCGGTCGGCGTGGTGACCGTGAGCGTCGTGTCAAATACGTTTACGGCGCTACTAGTGGTGTCACTAATCGAACTACCTTGTGCCGTGATACGACACAGCGCCACGGTGCACGTATTGCCTGATGTGGTGACGCGTACAGCAGAGACCCGATCGCCCTTGATCAGACTGTGGATACGGAAGGTGCCAACTGCGGACGCCGTGAGCGAACCCCGTGGTCCCGCAAAACCGTCCGTACCCGCGCCGTCGCTCGACCCCAAGGACGGACGGAAGACCGTCGTGGTCGATTTCTACATCGACGAGGAGGGTC